AGTTTATTAATATTCCGTATATACCGAGCAGCACACCTGCGAGGAAGAGCATATTTAAACGGAAAACACCCACCAAATATACCATACACACCACACAAACGGAGGTTAAGCATTCTCAATGAGTAACTTAGTAATTGAAGATATGTTATGTAACTTACATGACATTAAGAACATGGCAAGGCTTCACCAGTTTGGAGACTTACCCAAGGACAACGACGGATCAGGATTTACTATTAATGACTGTCTTGATGACTGCATCCAAAAGCTACAAGAGGAATTATGAGCACTAAACCACTTTACATTCTTATTAAGCTAGACGTTGATGGACATATTGTTAATCACAATAACGTCGAAACGTACGTTAAGAACCATTGCGATGCTTTGGAATATGAATGGAAGGATTACATGTTAGAAGATTATGAAAATCCTTTTGTTTACATTGCAGGTAGGGAGGATAAAAAATGATCATTAACTTCTTTGTAATTTTATTAATTATTTTTATTCTTTATATTGTTTATATCTTTAAGGTATGCAATCCTAATGGGTAACATCTGGCAGGTATGGAAATACGCACTTGGCAGCTTTTCGGATGATAAGACTTCGAAGTATGATGATGTTATAGCTATCGTTCGAACGTGTATTCTATTTGCTTACCTTATTACAAACTTTTTCATTATTAGTGGAGTAATTCGACATTGGAACAATGGCAACGATACCAAACTGGCAGCACCACAGCAAGAAGCCGCCCAAATACAAAAAGAAACCGCAGATGTTACGAGCTGCAAAGAAGAGGACTAAACAGTTCATAACTAAATTAATCTCACAGTACCATTCACAATAACAAGGAGGCAAGGACGCATGAAGTACCACGTTGAGCTAGCATCAGGTAAGGATTTCATTTTAGAAACTGACAAGGACGAATATGAGATCGCATATGATGCTTATGAAGAAGCCTGTCTCATGGACGACTATTTAAAAAACATTACACCAATTTGCGATGTCTAAGAAAAAATACTACCAGAACAACTGGAAAAAGATCCAATCAACTCCCGATAAATATTTTGAATCAATTGATTTTGATGATTTTATGGATTGGAAAATTGGAGGTTATGAGCTACCTGTTGGAGTAGTGTGTCTCATTCGAGAACGTAATCTAAAAACAAATAAAATCAAAGAATATGCATATAAGCAGTTAATTGCTGCTAGAAAAAAGTCTAAAAAAATTGCTGTACGAGGAGACAGTGAGATGACTATATGCACTCATAATGAGGTTGCACATGTTGAACCATTCAATTACATAGGAGACTAATGAAAGAGTCATTCAAGGACGTATATTCGTATGCTAGTCAAGCACTAGATATGATAGAACGTGAAAAGGATACTAATCCTAACTACAATGAATTAAAGAAACTACTAACTGACCAAGTAAACGAAGAATTACATGATGTCGCCCATTCCACAGACTCTAGTAAATGAGCAAGTTGAGTTAGAGAGATCCCAAGTAAGTCAAGGTCTCAAGCGTCTCAATGATAATACATTTAAACTTGAAGATAAAAGCTATGCTTCAGCTTCAGTTTATGGTATTGCATCTATTGATACATTATTACCTTTACTTGTAGATAAGATTAAAGAGACTAATTTACGTATTCATAAAGGACATACAGGAGTAGCATTCAAGGAGATACACAAGTATCTTGCTAGATTAGAACCATTAGCAGCAGCAGCAATAGCCTGTAAACTTACATTTGATAAAGTCTTTAGTTTTAAAGAAGGTAGTAATACTGCGGTTAATGTATGTTCTTCTATAGGTCATGCTATTGAAGATGAGTGTCAAATGAGACACTATGAGACTAAGGTTCCGGGGTTATTAGCTACACTTAAGAAGAACTATTGGCATAAGTCCATAGGTACAAATCAAAAGTTAGTTGTAATTAAGACTTTAATGAATCGTTATGATGTGCCTAAATGGGATTCATGGGGTACAGCTATTCGTGTGAAGCTTGGAGGTTGGCTGCTTGACTGTATTATGGAGTCGAGTGGTTGGTTTACTAAGGAAAAGATAAGAGAAGGACATAAAACTGTTACATATGTACTACCAACTGCTGAATTCTTGGACATCAAGGACGAAGTTATGGCAACTGCTGAACTGTTCTCACCTCTAGCGTGGCCGATGCTAGTACCACCAAAGGATTGGAGCAATAAAGAGCAAGGAGGCTACATCCTAAATGAAGTTATGTGTGGTCATGATTTAGTTAGAAGGGGTGACAGCCACCTTATACAGGGAGAAACACCACTAGACTTTTTGAATAAAATTCAGAAGGTCGGATATAAACTAAATCCCTTTATAGTAAGTATTGCTGAGTTCTTACAAAAGAAAGAAATTAGTGTTGGAAAATTCCTTCCTGTTATCCATTATGACTTACCACCTAAACCTTTTGATATAGATAAGAACAAGGACTCTCGTAAGGATTATAGAAGAAGAGTAGCTGATGTACTGAATAGACAAGCTCAAGAAACAAGAAAATCTTGTCGTACTCGTATGACTATGGAAGCGATAGATAAGTTCAAGGACAGAGATAGATTCTATATACCTTGGTCTTTCGATTATCGTGGAAGAGCATATCCTATACCTGCATTCCTTACACCGCAAGATACTGACTTTGGAAAAAGTTTAATTAAGTTTGCGAGTGAGTCAGAGGTTACACCAGAATCTTATAAATGGTTAGCTTTTCAAGTAGCTACTTCTTATGGTCTTGATAAGCACACATGGGAAGAAAGGCAGCAATGGGTAAGGGATAATATTTCTACAATAAATCGAGTTGCTGAAGATCCTATAGATAACTTAGGAGATTGGGAAGGAGCTGAGGAACCTTGGCAGTTTCTAGCAGCTTGCGAAGAGTATTATCATTGCGTTATAAAGAAAGATAGATTAACCACTGGTCTATGTGTAGCTACAGACGCTACATGTAGTGGTCTCCAGATTCTAGCTGGTTTAGCTAGGGACAAATCGACAGCACAACTCGTCAATGTGTTGCCTTCTGATAGACCACAAGACGCTTATGCTGTAATAGCTAAGAAATCTAAACCTAATATACCTGAAGTCTTACGTCCTTTCTGGGACAGGAAATGCTGTAAACGCACAGTTATGACAATACCTTATAATGCTAAGGCGTTCAGTAACCGAGCATACATCAGGGAGGCACTTCAAGAAAAAGGTATAGAGGTAGATAAAGATGACCTCACGATAACTGTTAGAGCTGTCAGAGATGCGATGTCTCAGGAAGTTCCGGGTCCGATGTCTGTTATGAAATGGATTGAAGAAGAGGTCTCAAAAGCAATTAAGCGAGGAGCTACACATCTAAAATGGATCACTCCATCTGGGTTTGTAGTAGTTCAACGATTAATGAAAAAGAAAACTGAGCTTATTGATCTTAAACTTTTAGGTCGTTGCCGCTTGACAGTTGCAACTGCAGATGGTAAGATAGTTGATAAGATTAGGCATAAGGCTGCAACTGCACCTAACCTTATCCATTCACTAGATGCTAGTTTGTTACACCTAAGCGTTAAAAGATTTAATGAACCCATTGCATTGATACATGATTCAGTACTATGCAGAGCTACAGATATGTCTTTACTGTCTACTATAGTCAGGGAAACATACATGTACTTGTTTGCTGATAATGATTATCTAACTACTTTCGCTCAACAAATTGGAGCGGAAACTGAACCACCGATCATTGGAGATCTTGAACCGAAATCCGTGATTGATTCCACTTATTTTTTCTGTTAAATGTACACATTATTTGATAGTTTCTTCGCACCTCCTACTATTGTAGTTGTGTCTGAAGAGAGGTTAAAAGCTGCTGAATTAAAAGCAAAAGAGAAACAACTTTTAGAAGTTAAGGTACGCATAGAGCAATTACAAGAGTTCTATGATAAACTTGATAAAGAAGTTAAAACTCTTCAACCTGCTAATGAGGAGGCAATAGCTAATGGCTAGAACTATCCATAAAACTGATAAACCTGTTACACTCGAGGGATTCCAAGCCGTACTATCACCTAGTAAATATGGATATTCTCTCTCGGCTATAGTCGATAGTAATACTATTGATAAGCTAGAAAATGAGAGGTCTGAAGTCCTTAAATGGGCAGAGTCCAAGCTCAAGAACCCTAAAAGATCTACTCTTAAACCAGAACCTTGGGAAGAAGTAGCTGAAGGGAAATATAAAATAAAATTCTCATGGAATGAGGATACTCGTCCTCCAGTAGTCGACACGGAGGGAACTCAAGTCACCGATACTAAAACACCTTTATATGCAGGATCTACTGTTAAATTGGGTTTCTATCAAAAGCCATATATTCTTAGGGATGGGGTTACCTATGGTAGCTCTCTTAAGTTGGTTGGTGTACAGGTTGTCTCTGTAAAAGGAGAAGCTGGCGTAGATACCGGAGATTTAGATGCCAATGAGGTTGCCGAATTATTTGGTAAGTCTTCTGGTTTTAAGGCATCTGATCCTAATGTTACACCTGATACTACACCAAGCTCTGTAGAAGATGACGACGACTTCTAAATATAGGTCTAAGTTGGAGGAGAGACTTGCTACTCTCCTTACAACACTTGGAATATCATATGAATATGAATCTGAAAAGGTTCCTTATGTAATTCAACATAATTATACACCGGATTTTGTATTACCTAATCATGTATATCTTGAAGCGAAAGGATATTGGGACCCGTCGGATAGACGTAAAATACTTGCAGTTAAAAAAGATAACCCAGATTTAGACTTACGTATGGTGTTTCAGTCACCTTATAATAAAATTAGTAAGAAAAGTAAGACAACTTATGCAATGTGGTGTGAAAAGCATAACATTCCATGGAGTTCTTACCATGATATTCCAATCGAATGGTTAATATGACTGAGAATGAGTTCGTTAGGCACATGTCTTGCGACAACTGTGGATCATCGGATGCAAATTCCTTGTATACCGATGGTCACACTTACTGCTTCGTCTGTCATAATGTCACGGACGGAGATACACCAATTCACAATAACAAAATGCGAGGAGCTGTATACCTTACAGGATCAGCCGAACGGCTGCAAAAACGTGGTATTTCTGAAAAAACTAACAAATTTTATCAAATTCATGTAGATGGTAATGAATTAAAGTTTCCATACTATGATGAATCAGGAATATTAAAAGGTATCAAAACAAAAACTAAGAAAAAAGATTTTCGTTATGAAGGAATTTCCACTAATACCCTATTCGGTCAGCATCGTTTTCCTATTACTGGTAAACGTATTGTTGTTACTGAAGGCGAACTAGACGCCGCCTCATGTTATGAAGCCATGCCTTCGTGGCCGATGGTATCACTACCTCATGGAGCTGCGGCAGCTAAGAAGGACATCCAAAAACAAATACCTTTATTTCAAGGATATGAGGAAATTGTCTTATTTTTCGATAATGATGAGGCAGGTATCAAAGCCTCTGAAGAAGCTGCATCAGTTCTTCCACCGGGAAAAACTAAGATAGCCAGACTTGAAGGATATAAAGATCCCTCAGAAGCCTTGCAAGCCAAGGACTCTGATGCTATTAGAAAAGCAATTTGGGATGCCAAGCCATATCGACCAGACGGAATTGTTGAAGGTAAATCGTTATTAGAATTAGTTACAACACCAACCCCACCTGCAGATCATGAATATCCATTTGAAGGACTTAATGAAAAGTTACATGGAATTCGATATCAAGAATTGGTAACGATCACCAGTGGGTCAGGTATAGGTAAATCTAGTTTTTGTCGTCAAATTGCGGCAAATTTATTAAATAAAGGAGAGAAAGTAGGCTACTTAGCTTTAGAGGAATCTAACAGACGAAGTGCTTTAGGTCTAATGTCATGTGCATTGGGTAAATCTTTACACATTGGAGAGCATGAACAAACAGAATTGGCAGACGCTTTTCGTTCTACTATGGAACATTGGAATTTATTCTTGTTTGATGGTTTTGGTTCGTACGATCCTGACACAATTTACTCTAGGATCGAATACCTTGCCTGTGGATTGGAGTGTCGTATTGTATTCTTAGATCACCTTAGTATCTTACTGTCTGGTTTAGATGGTGATGAACGTCGTATGATTGATACTACAATGACTAAATTAAGGTCATTAGTTGAACGTACGGGTATCACATTATTTCTAGTCTCACACTTAAGGAGAAGTAACAATGATAGGACTTCGCACGAAGAGGGAGGAAAAGTATCCCTCAGCCAGCTCAGAGGGTCTCATAGCATTGCTCAAATCAGCGATTCAGTCATCGCTTTGGAGAGAGACCAACAGAGCGAAAATGACCGAGATATTACCACTCTTAGAATTATTAAAAATAGATATTCAGGAGAAACTGGATTCGCAGGTAAAATAAAATACAACTTATCAAATTCACGCTTTACGGAACATGAAACTACGACAACACCAATTTTCGATCCAGGCACCGACTTCTGAGTTAAAAAAACCTAACCCACCTACCAAAGATGCAATCCGCCGTGCACAGTTTAAAGACAAAACCTTCAGTTGGGACAACAATAATAATAGACCTAGAAACTAATGGTCTTCTTAAAGATACATCTGAAATACATTGTATTGTTATTCATGATTTAACTGAAGGTACTACTGAAAGCTTTAATGATTTAGGTTCAACTCAGCCTATTATTAGAGCAGTTCAATATATTGAGTTAGCCGATAGAGTTATTGGACATAATATTATTGGGTTTGATTTACCCATAATAAAAAAAATATATCCATGGTTTAATCCTCAAGGAGAAATTATAGATACTCTTATCTTATCTCGTTTGTATCATCCAAACTTAATGGAGATAGATAAAAAAAGGAATTGGAAATATATGCCATTACAATTATATGGTAGACATTCACTCGAATCCTATGGATACCGATTAGGAGAATACAAAGGAAACTTTGGAAAAGAAACTGATTGGGCTACATGGTCACAGGAGATGGAAGACTACTGCGTACAGGACGTTGCTGTTACTAAACAATTATGCAATCATTTTTACCCTTACCTGAGTGGGTCCAATTAGAACATCAGGTTGCTCAAATACTTACACAACAAGAAATTCATGGATGGTATTTTAACGAAGATGCTGCACGGGAACTTGAATCTGCTCTCAGAACTGAGTATGAGACGATTACTCAAGTATTACGAAAAAGGTTCCCTTACGTCGCAGGAAAGGAATTCACTCCTAAAAGAAATAATAGCCGCCAAGGTTACATCGAAGGGTGTACATTTACAAAATTAAAAGATTTTAACCCCTCATCACGGGATCATATAGCATGGATCTTACAAACACATTGTGGTTGGACGCCCGTATCAATGACCTCCACAGGAAAACCAGTAATAGACGAAACAATTCTCAAAGAGATTGGGACGGATACTGCTCTAAAGTTTTTGACACTACTGGATCTGACGAAGCAGTTAGGAATGATATCCGAAGGCGTGAACGCATGGCAGAAGCTATGTACGAAGTCTAGAATTCACCATTACTGTGCAACAACTACAGCCACTTTTAGATGTGCACATCGTACACCTAATCTTGGACAAGTTCCTGCTGATGAAAGATTCAGACGTTTGTTTACCGCCACACCGGGTCAACGCATGGTCGCAGCTGACTTGTCGGGTATAGAACTAAGAATGCTTGCTCATTATCTTGCTAAATATGATGGTGGTAGATATGCTAACATTCTTACAACAGGTGATATACACCAGACTAACGCCGATAAAATTGGTATCAGTCGAAGACAAGTAAAAACTGTAACCTATGCATTTTTATATGGTTGCGGAGATGTAAAATTAGGACATTCTTATGATCAATTATTATCCGAAACAGCTGCTAAAAATAAAGGAAAAGAGATTCGTAAAGCTTATGTTGATGCCATTCCGGGTCTTGCGGAGTTGTTGGAGGCTACTAAAAGAGGTGCAGAAAGAGGTTTCGCAAGTGCCATCGATGGTCGTCGTATCCGGGTTGACAAAGGGCATAAGTTTCTCAACTACCTCTTACAAGGAGGAGCAGCGGTTATTGCCAAAAGATGGATGGTCAGAACACACGAACATATAAAGAATATGTCGTTGTCTTGTCATCAACTTGCTTTTATTCATGACGAATTACAATTTGAATGTGAGCCAAAACACGTAGAAGATCTCAAGTCCGTATTAGAATTATCTGCTGTTGAAGCAGGTGAATACTATAATATGAGGATTCCTATAGCTGCTGAAGCTAAAGATGGAGAGACTTGGGCAGACACCCACTAATTTATGAAAATTTTAATAGACGCAGACTATATAGTATATAAGTCCTGTGCTGCAGCAGAAAGTGAAGTAGACTTTGGCGATGATGTTATCCTCGTTACAAGTAATTTTAATGATGCTTACAATACTGCAAAACGTGAAATAGCTAAGATTGAAAAAAAACTTGGTGATTTCTCAAATACTATTTTGTTCTTTTCTGATAGTGTAAATTTTAGAAAAAAAATCTTACCAGAATATAAAGGACATCGAAATCGTAAGAAACCATGTGGATACAAACGTATCATCAGTGCTCTTGGAAAAGAGTACAAGGTCATCAAGAAGCCTTCATTAGAGGGTGATGATGCACTTGGTATTTATGCCACAAAATTTCCGGGTAATATAATTGTGTCTCCAGATAAAGACATGAAACAAATTCCCGGTCAGCTGTATAACTTTGACGATGTTTTCACAATAACACCTGAAGAAGGTGCTAAATGGCACTTGTTACAAACAATGGCAGGTGATAACACCGACGGATATGCTGGAGTACCTACAATTGGCGTAAAAAGAGCCGAAAAAATCTTTGAAGAAAAAGGATACACTTGGAAAGCCGTAGTGGAAACTTTTGAAGAAAAAGGTATGACAGAAGAAGATGCTCTAGTTAATGCTAGACTTGCAAAAATATTAACTGCTGACGATTATGACTTTGAAAGAAAAGAACCTAAACTTTGGTCCCCCGCCTCCAATTACCAAGTTAACGACGGAACAAGATCTAAAAATGAGATTAATATCCGACAAGTTAAAGAGGGATGACGTTAGGAAAGAAGATATAATTACTATATTTTTAGCATTACAAAAACAAAACTTTGTATTAAGTAATTCTTTAATGAATTTAATTGACAAATGGCCACAAGAGCCAGTTGCCACGTTTGGTATTTTAATTTAATGACAACAGAACTTATCTCCCGTACTGGTCGGGTCCAGTCTTGGCTGGATAACCCAGAATCACGCCTACCAGTTTCATGTACTGTATTTGTAGTTGAGGACACAATGGAAGGTCCCAACGGCATAGAAGCCAGCTGGAGGTTCGTCTCTCATGCTCTTCGATACGGAGCAGGAGTAGCAGTCCATTTATCAAAAATTAGACCAAAAGGTCACGAAAATGGTAAAGGCTTAGTTGCTAGTGGACCAGTATCATTTGCAAAAATTTACTCAAGTTTAAATGAAACATTACGTAGAGGAGGGGTTTTCAAAAATGGTGCTGTGGTCGCCCATCTTGATATTGATCATACCGATATTCTTGAGTTCGTGCAAACCCCCAGAGAAGAACTCCCATGGATTAAACGATGTGTTAACCTCGATCGAGAAAGATGGGAAAATGCTACCGCCGGAATTAAATCAGCAATTCTTAACGGAATTGCCAGAGGAGATATTTGGCTTAACAAAATAAAATATGACAAAAACTCTAAACGAATTCGTGGAAACGTCTGCCTCGAAGTTTACCTGCCCTCACGAGGAACATGCCTCTTACAACATGTCAATCTTGGTGGGTGCAGGATTGAAGACCTCCCGCAAGCTTTCGCTGTGGGTATGTCTGAATTGTGTGAACTCCATAGCAAAACAGGTGTCGGAGATACAGGCGAATATCTCCCTTCCGAAACGGACCGCCAAGTCGGACTTGGATGCCTTGGGTTAGCTAATTTTTTAACAAATAATAAAGTAACCTATGCAGATTTTGCTAACGCTTTAGAAAACAAACCATGCAGTAATACAGCTGCTACTATTAAATTAGAATTAAGACATGCTATCGAAGGAGCTGCATATATAGCTCGTCACAATAATATGGATAGAGCTTTTGCTATAGCTCCAACTGCGTCTTGTTCTTATAAAAGCAAAGATATAAATGGGTACACATGTACTCCAGAAATTGCACCTCCAATAGCAAGGAGTGTAGATCGTGACTCTGGTACGTTTGGCGTAGAAAGAGTTGAATACGGCAATGTCGAAATTGCCTCGGAAGTTGGTTGGGACGTTTATAGGCGTGTTACCAATGGTATCGTAAAATTATTCGACGCTACGGGACTTCTTCATGGATACAGCTTTAACTCTTGGAGTGATGTTGTAACCTACGACAATGCGTTCGTTGAAGAGTGGTTGGATTCTCCTCAAACCTCCCTTTACTATTCTTTACAAGTAATGGGTGATACTCAGGATAAGACGAATGCATATGCTGCTCTTGATCAGGATGAGGTTGATGATTACTTGAAAGATATTTTAGATAATCCGTTAACCTGTGACTGTCAAGAATAATGAAAACAGATCCTTATGAAAAGCTATTTAGTAGAAAAAGAAAATGGACTCCAGTTAAGCCAAAGGCTGGAGACTTTAAAAGTGGAGCCGAAAAAGCCATCAGACGTTGCCTCGCTATACGTCATATGGAGTTACCTGTTGGTGACTTCATTAAAGAAGGTCTTGAAAAGAACGTTCCCAAGAACGCTCGAGCATTATTAATAGATAATGTAAAAGATGAAGAAAGGCATGACTTAGCTTTAGGCTATATCGTTGATGCTCATGGAGCTGATATGAAAGATGAATACGAAGCTATGAGGTTAAGAGATGCATGGATTGAACATCCTGATCATACTATTACAAAAGCACTCGTTGCAGAACGAGCTATATTTTTTGTTTTACTTCCTTTCTTTCGGTTTACTGGTGATCCTGCTCTCAGAACAGTATCAGCTGATATCTCCCGAGATGAACAAATCCATGTTGCAACGAATAGCCTTGTTTGTGCTGAGTTGGGTCTTATTCCTAGCCATAGTTTGGATAAGCTTCGGAAAGCAACTATCAATTGGATTTTCCAACCACTAGGTATTAATACTACCGATAAATATTTGGACAAAAATTTTTGGCTGGATGCAAGCGATCGCTTAATGTATGAAGGTAAAGCACCACAACTTTCTGACACACGATCTGCAAGGATGCCAGCTTTTTTCGAACACTCAAATGTCAATCTCCCTCAATACTCTTAAATTACATAATGAACGAGTGGAGGACCTGCTAAAGAAAGTTGAAGATAATTTTCAATGGCAACCCGTCCATCCCAAGGAGGAATTAGCCTCCATCATGTACCGTGCTGGCCAAGCTAGTGTGGTCGAATATATCAAACAACTTATACAGGAAGAAGAATAATGTGCGTAGGCGGATTATTAGGTACTGCTAGACAACCAACAGCACCTGAAAGACAAGCACCTGCACCAACAATGCAAGCAGCTGCACCTCCAACCGAAATGGTCAGTCCTGAAAGAATTAAGGATGACACAAGTAAGGAGGATAAATTATCAACAAAGAAAAAGAAAGCTTTAGAAATTAAAAAAGTTAGAGAAGGTGTCAAAACCTTTGGAGCTATTAATCCTGCTTCCTTACCAAAAACACCAAGCGGTGGTGTTAATACACCATAAGGAGGAATTATGTGTTTAGGCGGAGGCGGTGGATATAACCCACCACCAATTCGAAAAGCTCCGGACCCAGATCCCGGACCAGCTTCACCACCGGATATGGTAAACAATATGGTAATACCTAATGTAAATCCACGGAATAAACAAGAAGCTGCAAGAGGAGAATTTGATCCTCCTACAAAAAGAACTAAACTTAAATCACAATCAAGTAAATACTAATGAAAGCACGTGACAGATACACACAACTGACCAGAGGTAGATCACAGTTCCTTGATACCGCAGTTGAGTGTTCAAGATTAACGTTGCCTTATCTAATACAAGAAGATTTAAGTTCACGACCAACTCATCAAAAGTTACATACTCCATGGCAATCAGTCGGTAGTAAGTCAGTTGTCAATTTGGCAGCCAAACTTATGCTTGCATTGCTACCACCACAAACAAGTTTCTTTAAGTTACAAGTTAGAGATGATAAACTTGGTGAAGAATTCCCAAGGGAAGTTAAAAGTGAATTAGATTTATCATTCTCTAAAATGGAGAGAATGGTTATGGATTATATTAATGCTTCTAGTGATAGAGTTATAGTCCACCAAGCACTCAAACATTTAATTGTGTCTGGGAATGCATTGATATTTATGGGCAAAGAAGGTCTCAAAAATTACCCTCTTAACCGCTTTGTAATTAACAGAGATGGTAACGGGAATGTTTGTGAGATCGTAACAAAGGAACTAATAAGTCGTAAGATTCTAGGTACAGATCTGCCTGAATCATTACCAAACTCTCCCGGAGACGATGGTTACAAGACAGGATCTGATGATCAAGACGTAGAAGTGTATACATACGTCCGACTTGATAATAATGGTAGATGGGTTTGGCATCAGGAAGCATTTGATAAAATTATACCAAACAGCCGCAGTACAGCTCCTAAGAATACCAGTCCTTGGCTCGTTCTCAGGTTCAATACCGTGGACGGAGAAGATTACGGACGTGGCAGAGTTGAAGAGTTTCTGGGGGACATTAGATCCTTAGAAGGATTATCTCAGGCTATCGTAGAAGGCTCTGCAGCGGCTGCTAAAGTAGTTTTCCTTGTATCACCCTCAAGCACCACAAAACCAAAGACTATAGCCGATGCTGGTAACGGAGCAATCGTTCAGGGTAGACCTGATGATGTTGGAGTTATACAGGTAGGCAAAACCGCTGACTTCAGAACTGCAGCAGAACAAATGTCAACTTTAGAACGTAGGATAAGCGAAGCTTTCCTTGTACTACAGGTAAGACAAAGTGAAAGAACAACTGCGGAAGAGGTACGTCTCACGCAAATGGAATTAGAACAACAGTTAGGTGGACTATTTAGTTTACTTACAATTGAATTTTTAGTACCATACCTCGACAGAACCTTACATATTTTACAACGCAATAAGCAACTACCTAAGATCCCTAAAGATGTGGTACGTCCACAAATAGTTGCTGGTGTAAATGCATTAGGTAGAGGACAAGATCAACAATCCCTTGTTACTTTCGCTCAAACGCTTGCACAAACTATGGGACCAGAAGTTATGAGTAAATTCCTTGATCCAGCTGAATATGTTAAACGACTAGCAGCAGCTCAAGGTATAGATGTACTTAATTTAGTTAAGACACCTGAGACTATGCAAATGGAGAAAGAAGAACAAATGCAACAGATGCAACAGCAAGAACTGTTGAAGCAAGCTGGTCAATTTGCAAGTTCTCCTATGATGGACCCAAGTAAAAACGAAGCAGCTAACGAATTAATCAAAGAACAAAAAGATCGACTAACAGATGGCAACAACCAAGGCGAGCCGCCCGCAGAAGGTGGCGAAGAAACCCCTCCCGAAGGTTAGTAAACCTGAATCTCTTGTAGAAGAGAATGAAAGAGCTAAACCAACCAAGTTTACAACAAAAGCTAATATAGGACCTGATCCTGAATTAGTAACAACATTTGGTTTAGGAAACCTAAAAGTAACCACCGCTAAAGGATTAAAGAATGACGGAAAAACTGACGTATGACCCGACTCCAGCTGACGCTCCTGAGTTTACTCCAGATGAGTTAGACTCATTAGAAGTCGCTGAAGAATTGGGAGATGAAGAAGCTGCCTTATTAGCAGGTAAATTTCAGAATGCAGAAGAGTTAGAAGAAGCATACCTCAATCTACAAAAGAAATTAGGATCTCGTGATGAAGATGACGATGACGATGAAGTAGAAGATACTTATCTAGATGAAGACGAGTATCCTGAAGATGTAGCTGCTGGTGTAGATTTAATTACTACTGCATCAGAAGAATATTATGAGAATGAAGGAGCACTCTCAGAGGAAACAATGGAACGTTTCAAAGAGATGTCTAGTTCAGAATTAGTAGAAGCTTACATGGCAATCAGAGATCGCAATCCTGATATTGATGGAGGTGGTTACTCTGAAGATTTAAGTGATGCTGAACTAAATCAAGTATATAATTCAGCAGGTGGAGAAGCAGAATATGAAAGACTTACAAGTTGGGCAGCTGAAAATTTAGACGAATCTAAGATGGATGCATTTAATGATATAATTGATAGAGGTAATGCTACTTCTATACAAATAGCAGTTGCTGGCTTACGAGCTGAATATGAAAATCAAGAAGGATATGAGGGACGAATGTTAACAGGAAAAGCAGCAAAAGCTGAAAATGGATTCCGAAGTCAAGCTGAAGTTGTTCAAGCAATGAATGATCCACGCTATGACAGAGACCCTGCCTATCGTCAGGATGTTTACGATAAACTAGAACGTTCAAACGTACAATTTTAATTATGTCTAAAGCATACGATCCATCTGCACGTGCCAATGCAATGCAGGTAAAATATAAAGTAAATACTACAGGTGACCGTTGGTTTATTCCTTACAATGATAATGGAACTACAACAGCACAAGTAGCACAATGTAAAAAACAAGTTGGTAACACAACTGATGGTACCGACGCAGGAGCTGAACAGTAATGCCAGCAGGAAAAGGAACCTACGGAAACAAAGTAGGTAGACCCAGTAACAAAAGAACTGGAGAAGACTTTTTAGATAGAGAAGAAAAAAAGAAAAACAAGAAATCTGGTCTTTGGAATACTATGAAAAGAGATATCATGAAGAGTGAAATTTCTAAAAAAAAGAAAAAGACTATTCAAGATATGCTTAAGGAAATGAATCGATAAATCATAGAGGCGGCTCGAATCATATCGTAAACCGCCTAATGATTCACCTTTTATTTTTATGACAGTAACTACTGAATATGGGAAACAAAATATTTTCCCAATTGAGACTCCAGCTAGAGTCATTCCTAACTACCCTACAAATATTAATCCTATTATGACAAACGAAGCAGAAAGATTTAACGGATGGGCAGCTATGATTGGATTCATCGCAGCTATCGGAGCTTACGTTACAACAGGACAAATTATTCCCGGCATATTTTAATGAAGAAAATTCTTTTAACAGTAGCAGCAGCTACAATATCATCACCAGTATTGGCTGGTCCTTACGTTAACGTAGAGACTAACGCTTCTTATTCTGGATCTGATTATCAATCTAGAGCAACAGATTTACATGTTGGTTACGAAAATAGTCTTGGTTCCTTTGACTGGTATGTACAAGGAGGTAAGACAATCAATTCTGTTGATGGATCTGATTCTAATTCCAATTTTTCTGGTAAATTTGGTGGCTCAGTAGCCGCAACAAAAAGACTAGGTATTTATGGTGAAGTAGCTTTTTCTAACATATTTGATGAAGAAACATCTAACACCTATAATACTAAACTTGGTACAAAATTTTCGTTTTAATTTAAATGGCAACAATTACTCTTCAAGACCAACAAACTGATTGGAAGAGTTTCTGTGAATGGGTTACAAGCACCAACAACCGAATTTACGTCGGTTGGTTTGGTGTACTCATGATACCCGCACTTTTAACCGCAGCAACTTGTTTTATTATTGCCTTCATCGCTGCTCCCCCTGTGGACATTGATGGCATACGTGAACCAGTAGCAGGATCTCTTTTATATGGCAACAACATCATCTCAGGAGCAGTGGTCCCCAGCTCCAACGCCATCGGATTGCACTTCTACCCAATCTGGGAAGCAGCAAACCTCGACGAATGGCTCTACAATGGTGGACCTTATCAACTCATCGTATTCCATTTTCTCATCGGTATCTCAGCTTACATGGGACGCCAATGGGAACTTAGTTATAGACTAGGAATGCGACCATGGATAGCAGTAGCATATTCAGCACCAGTATCTGCAGCAGCAGCTGTGTTTCTCGTTTACCCGTTTGGGCAAGGGAGTTTCTCTGATGGTATGCCTCTTGGTATTTCTGGTACTTTTAACTTTATGTTCGTATTCCAAGCCGAACACAATATCCTTATGCATCCGTTCCATATGCTCGGTGTTGCAGGGGTATTTGGTGGAGCTTTATTCGCTGCTATGCATGGAAGTCTCGTTACATCTTCACTCATTAAAGAGACTACTGATCTTGAGTCACAAAATTATGGCTACAAGTTTGGTCAAGAAGAAGAGACTTATAATATCGTTGCAGCTCATGGTTACTTCGGTAGATTAATTTTTCAATATGCTTCTTTTAATAATAGCCGTGCTTTACATTTTTTTCTCGGTGTTTGGCCCGTGGTTGGCATATGGCTCACAAGTATGGGTATTTGTACCATGGCTTTCAACCTTAACGGATTTAACTTTAACCAATCCATTGTTGATTCCAACAGTAAAATCATTCCTACTTGGGCAGATGTTCTAAACAGAGCTAACCTAGGTATGGAAGTAATGCACGAAAGAAATGCACATAATTTTCCTCTTGATTTAGCATCTGCTGAATCTACTGAGGTTGCATTAACATCTCCTTCACTAGGATAACAGCCACGTCCGTTCATCCTTAACGGGACGCATGCAATCTGACCACGGAACGGGGGTCAGGTACTGAGGTAAATTATGACTCAAGTAGAACTTCAAGCTCGACTCAAAGAGCAAAAAGATTTTAAAAGAGAATCTTTACTTATGTATCGTGGCGTAGAATACAAAAAAACTAAATAGTATTCTAATGTGCGTAACCACATTAAACTATTATGTCTCCCGTAGCGAAACTGCGGGAGTTCAATTTCTTAATAATTAACAATGCCTTTTACTAACAACACAACTTACGGAACAACTGCCTATTCAACTGGTACGTTCTATGATCAAAGCATTATTGTAGCGAATGATGGATCTGATTTATCATCCAATACTTTAGCAACTCAATCTGCACTTACTATTAAGTTAGGTGGATATGAAAGAGTCATAGGTAAGTATATTTTATGGTATGATTCAACTAATACTAACGAACTTAAATTTATCGTTAGAACTGTAGCTCAATCTGATGGAACAACAGCTGTAGCAAGTACTATTTATACACAGGCAATTGCTAGTGTACTAGAATCTACTTCAGCTGCTACTTGTGCAGCTACTGCATTAGAATCATCAGGTACATCTTCTACAGATGGAGCCGGTGTTGAGCTTGAAGTAGACATTGGTGCTGATACTACTGGTACACTACTTACTGTAGACTTTAACGTTCTCAGTACAGCAGCTACTAAAGCAGACCTTGTCTTCGCAGCAAGAAATACAACTGGAACAGCAGCAGGTACACACCTCTTAGCTGGTTCACACGTATTATATAAGAAGTATTAAATTACTTAGAAGAGAGACACCTCAGAGTCGGATCTCTCTTCACTTGGCTTTTGGCCTCTACGGAGATACCCTTAAGCTGTCTAGACGGTGGGATAGACCACAAATATATAACAAAAAAATTTTCCAAGCTTGGAGAGACTGTAAACATTATCTCTCTATATAATAATGGCTAATGCCACACAGTCGGTACTTGGTGCTCTGAATAAAGCTGCTTCTAATACAGCAGGTTCAGTAGCATATGATACAAAGTATGCGACTTATTTAAAGCTGTTCTCAGGTGAGCTATTCAAAGCTTATGAGTCAGCAACTATAGCACGTGACACCGTGCAAAGACGTACCTTGAAGAACGGCAAATCAATGCAGTTTATCTTCACAGGTAGAATGCAAGCGGCTTACCATACTCCCGGCGAACCTATCCTCGGAAGTGGTGATCCTCCAGTAGCTGAGAAAACTATACAATGCGATGACCTATTAATTAGTTCTGCATTTGTATATGACTTAGACGAAACACTTGCACATTATTCACTTAGATCAGAAATCTCTGCTAAGATCGGTCATGCTTTGGCTGAAGCTTATGATAAGAAAGTGTTTAGAACTATTGCTTTAGCAGCAAGAGAAGCACATCCTATCACAGCATCACCCGGACCAGAACCCGGTGGTACACAGATTGAACTAGGTGCAACTAAGGAATATAACGCACAAGCACTTGTTGATGCTTTCTTTGAAGCAGCTGCAGTTCTTGACGAAAAAAATCTTCCAAAAACTGGACGTACTGCGATATTAAACCCAAGACAATATTATGCCTTGGTATCACAGGTTTCTTCTAACATCTTAAACAGAGATTATGGTAACTCACAAGGTAATCTTAACTCTGGTGAAGGTCTAGTTGAAATTGCTGGTATTAATATCAAGCGTTCAAACAACTTACCTTTCCTAGCTGGTACAGTTAATCCTGTATCTGGTGAGAACAATAGTTACAATGGTGACTTCTCAACTCATTGCGGATTGATCTATCAAAGAGATGCTGCAGGTATTGTAGAAGCTATTGGACCTCAAGTTCAAGTAACAGGCGGAGACGTTTCTGTTTTATACCAAGGTGATGTACTCGTCGGACGTCTTGCAATGGGAGCAGGAACACTAAACCCAGCAGGTGCCATCGAATTAACTTCAGCACGTAGCTAATTATGTCACTAAATCCCGGAACAAGTGTAACTATAACAAGGGAGAAAGGTCAATCTAACTTACTTAGTGGGATTGGTACAGTTGATAAATCAATAACTATCAACCCAGCTACTCCTTTAGAGTATGGGAGAAAGCATCTTAGCCCTGCTAATATAGGAACAGTTTCTTAACTAATTAAATATTATGGCAGCTCCAACAGCAGTCGGAGAATACGGATCTTGTCAAGGTACAGAGACTCGTATATCTCCTTCAGATACAAGTGGATCTGGCACACCTTCAGCGGTTGCCTCCACAACAAAAAACTTACGCCTAGCATATGCCACAGTTGGCACTTCAGGTACAGTTGACACTTGTGCAGTAGTTACAGCTCAATATAACTAAGCACACATAAGGGGGGTTTCACGACCTCCCTTTTTTTTATTCATAAATCTTAACCTATGACTACCACAACTACAACACTCGATACCGAACTATCCGCAGTAAACTCAATCTTGGGTAGCATAGGTCAGTCTCCTATATCTCAATTAGACTTTACTAATCCAGAAATATCATTTGTATATAACTTATTAAAAGAATCTAATCAAGATGTACAAAGTGAAGGATGGACTTTTAATATAGAATATCATATAAAAAATACTAGCAAAACTAGTGACAATAAATTTATAATTCCATCAGATGTTATGCGTATAGACATGACAGATGAGTGGGATAAAACTAGAGACTTTGTAAGAAGAAAAGATTCGGATGGATTATGGAAAGTATATGATAGAGTTAATCATACATTTGAATTTCCGGATGATGATTATTTTCATTTTAATTATGTACGATTGTTAGAATTTGAAGATATACCTGCACCATTCCAAAGGTATATAATATATAAAGCTTGCGGTAGAGCCGCAGTACAATTAGTTTCCAACGCTGACTTACAAACAATGATGGCTACTTTTGAGACTCAATCTAGAGCAGCGTGTATGGAATATGAATGCAATCAAGGTGACCATAACTTTATGGGATGGCCAGATGAATCAGCATATCAATCTTATAAACCTTATAATGCACTAAGACGTTAATGGCAAGTGTTACACAAAAAATACCTAGTTACGTATTAGGTATGTCTACACAACCCGACGAAAAAAAAGTTCCGGGTCAAGTAGTAGACTTAGTTAATGGCGTTCCTGATGTTGTAAGACAACTTATAAAACGTCCGGGAAGTCAATTAGTTAGTGCAATATCTCCTTCTACTGCATCACATACTAAATGGTTTAACATTTATACAGATGATGATGAACAATATATTGGTCAAGTAGGAGCAGATGGAGCAATTATTATATGGAGATGTAGTGACGGAGCAATTATACCAGTAGATTATGCAAATATTACTGGAACAAATAAAGCTACTTATTTAGATAATCAAAGTTTATCAGATGAAAAATCTTCTGATATACAGGTTATGACTATTAATGAAACAACATTCTTTGTTAATAGAAGAAAAAATGTAGCAATGAAAACTACATCTGCTGACAAATCGCCTCCTCAATTAAATGAAGCATTTATATCTTTAGATACTATATCTTATGGTAAACAATATGCTTTAGATATTTATGATCCTACAAGTAATGAAACTTTTACACATACTAGAGCTACAGGTTTAGCTGTTGCTACTGTTGATGATTCTTCGGATTATAGTGGAACAAGTAATGGTGATTGTAAAGGAGCAGGTCGAGAAGTTGTTAATGTAAATGCTGGTAAAGGTATAGGTTCAACTTCACCACCTACCACAACTGCATTGACAGGGACGTATGTACGATCAGGTACTACTGTAACTGCAACAGTTACTAATCATGGTTATTCAGTTGGTGAATCCGTTGTAATTGATTTTACAAGCGGTGGAGCTGCAGATGGTACATTTACTGTCACTTCAGCAGCTGATGCTAATACCTTTACTATTACTCATGGTTCTTCTGGTACAATATCAACCAGCAATTTAAGTATACCAAAAGGTAGAAGTAACCTTAGATATGAAATAGATACACGTTGTACACCTCAACCTACAGGTACAGTAGATGATAGTTATACATATCATGATACTTATCAAACTTATGTAAAACTACAGTTTGGTGGAGAAGGATGGACAACAGATGATACACATCAACATACATCTAGTAAAGGTGTAACAACAACAACTACTGTTAAAAGTCATGTTAATGTGGTTTCTAGAGCTAATGTAGCTATGGTACGTCCAGCTCCTACATCATCTAGTGCCGATGAACATGTGTCTTCCGGTGGTATACTAGGTGATTTAAAAACAGCTATAGATGCAATAAGTGGACATGGAATTACAGCTACAATTTGTGGAAATGGTCTTCATTTATATCGAGCAACTGCTTTTGGTGTTACATCACCAGAAAAACAATTAATGACTGTTACTACAACTGAAGCTAATAATATAGCTGACTTACCTAGAGTATGTCGTCATGGTTATACAGTACGTATTGTTAATAGTGGTGAAGATATGGATGATTATTATCTTCGTTTCCAAGCTGAAGGTGTAACAGCCGATATTGTACAACAAGGTACTTATGCTAGATCAAGTAATACTGTTACTGTAACTACATCAGAAGCTCATGGATTAGCTAATGGAAGTCAAGTTATTTTAGATTTTACAAGTGGAGACGCTTCAGATAACTTTTATACTATTGCAAGTGTACCTAGTTCTACTACATTTACAGTTACAGATGCTTCATCTGGTACAATTAGTGCTGGAGAAACAGTTACAATCCATCCCTGTCGCTTCGGAGAGGGCGTGTGGGAAGAGGTAGCAGCTCCTAATATAACAACTACCTTTGATAACGATACTATGCCTCTGAGCCTTACCAGAGTGCTTCCTAGTACACAGCATACTATTGCTACCTCAGCTGTTAATACAAGTAATGAACAAATTACAATTACTAGTCATGGTTTATCTACAGGTGATGCAGTTTTATATGACAATGGTGGAAGTACAGCTTTAGCAGGTTTAGTTGATGATACTATTTATTATGTAATTAAAGCTAGTGATGATAATATAGCGTTAGCTTCTAATCTTACAAATGCTAATGCTGGTGTTGCTATAAACCTTACAGGTACAGGAAACAATGCACAGACTTTGACTCACGGGTATTTTAGTATTAATGGAGGATCTAACACACATTATGGTAATGGTGCATTTCAGTTTAATTACCCAGATTGGGGTAAACGTGATGTAGGTGATGATATAACAAACCCTGAACCATCGTTTGTAGGTTATCCAATTCAAAAGATGTTGTTCTTTAGAAATAGAATAGCTTTATTAAGTGGTGAAAATATTATTCTTTCACGAGTAAATGATTTCTATAATTTTTGGGTAAAAACTGCGATGGCAATTTCTAACGCAGACCCTATTGACTTACAATCTAGTTCTACTTTTCCGACTAAATTATCTGATGCTGTTGAAACTCCGGGTGGTTTAGTTGTATTTAGTGCTAGTGAACAATTCTTATTAAGTTCTGGAGCAGAAGCTTTGCTTACTCCTGAAACAGCTAAGATTACATATGTTTCTTCTTATGCATTTAATTTAGATAGTAATCCTATTTCTTTAGGTACTACTATAGGATTTTTAAATAGTACAGCACGAGAAGCTCGATTTTATGAATTAGCTGAAGTATCAACTAGACAAGAACCTACAATTATAGAACAGAGTAAAATTATTGCAGAACTATTTCCACAAAATCTAACGAGTGCAACTGTTTCTACAGAAAATAACCTTTTACTATTTGCTGTAGATAGTACTTTACATACTGCAACTAATGAAGTATGGGGTTATAAATGGTATGAAGCTGGAAATCAACGTGCTCAATCTGCATGGTTTAGATGGACATTACCTAACAATGTTGTCTTTCATACAATGATGGATGACAATTATTATCTAATATTAAATACAGGTTCTACATATACATTAGAAAAATTTGACATAAAATTATCTTCAGCTACACCTATGTTAGGTACAGCTCCAGATGAAACTAGAGTACATTTAGATACTAAAAAAACAATAGCGTCTGGAGATATGACTTATAATAGTTTAACTGATATAACAACTTTTACATTAGGTGCAGGTTATTATAGCTCTCGAACATTAACAGTCTATTGTATACAAGCTGGTAACTCAGCTGGTAGAAGTTATGATGTACCAGCAGCTAGTATCACTGGAACAGCTCCTAATGAAACAGTAACCTTACCCGGTAACTGGAAATATGAAGAACAAACTTTTAATCATACAGCTGACACTTCTGATAATGTAGATAATATTACAGTTAATCATGTAAATACAACTGATGAAACTATAACTCTAGCAAATCATAATTTAACTACAGGAGATGCAGTAGTATATAAAGCACCTACTACAACAGGTGGAAGTACTGTTGCAGGACTTTCTGATGGTACTACATACTATGCAATTGTAGTTGATTCAACAACTATCAAACTTGCTACAAGTTCAAGTAATGCTACAGCAGGTACAGCTATTAATTTAACTGCTACAGGACAAGGTACCAGTATATTACAAGTACTTACAGACTTAATTGTTGGGTATGAATATGAATTTGAAGTAGAGTTACCTAAAGTTTATGTAACACAAACTTCGGGAGAAAAATCTACATCTATAACTAGAGGATCTCTTGTTATTCATAGAATGAATTTTGACTTTGGAGATGTAGGAGTATTAGATGTTACCTTACAACGTCAAGGAAGAGATGATTATACTTATACTGTTGAATCCAAAGAATGGGATAATATTAATGGAAATTCTGCAGCAATAGCAACAGGATATAAACATACAATTCCAGTATATGATAGAAACACTAACTTAAGTGTATTTATAAAATCCAATCATCCTTCACCAGCAACACTTCATTCAATGAATTGGGAAGGAGATTATTCACCAAGATATTACGAACGTGTCTAAATATATTCACCCAATTACAATGGAGGCTGCCGTCGAGGTTGCCTCTAATCTTCGTCCAGATGATTATAGAGAAGTGTGGGAAGGCCACGGTCATTTCCCACGCTGGTATATTCCTTTGGCTGCTTTTAATGGAGACACAGTTTACTTTGAAGTGCCTAACGGCAAGACTGCCGGATTAGCCGGTGTACAGGAAGGTGGACAAATATGGATGTTATGTACACCAGCGATACATGATTATCCTCTCACCTTTGCACGAGAAGCTAAACGATTTATAGAAAGTAGAGAAGAAAAACTCCTTTGGAACATTGTAGATAAACGGAATACCGCTCATCTAAAACTTCTAAAGTTTCTGGGATTTAAGTTCTTACGGGAACTTGAACATGGTCCCAACAAATTAACCTTTATAGAATTTTGCCGTGTGCGAACCAGTAACAATGTTATCGACAGGTCTATCAATGGCCGGTCAGGTAGCTCAACATAGTGCAGAAAGTAGTGCAGTAGCAGGTAGAAACCGTGCTAAATTGCGTAACTTTGAAGAACGAAATAGATTGTATGATCGAGAAGTAATGCTTGATCGTGCTCAATATCGTAATGATATGGCTCTTGAAGATATCAAACAAGATGATATTTATCGAGCAATGGTAGATCAATGGACTCAACAAGATATACAATTAAATCGATTATTTGCTGATACAGATCAAAAAATAGAACAAGGTATTAGAGAAATGTATCAAAAGGAATATGCAGGTACTCAAACCGGACGAACTGCAGCTCGATTAGCAGGTAAAAGTGCTAAAGAATTAGGATTTGCAAAATCTGCAGCACTTCATAGATTAATGATGGCTGAAGAAGAAACAATCATAAGCAAAGATATGTCAAGAGAACAAGCTGCGGTTAAATCTCGTGATACGTATGAAGCAATTAGATTTGCTCCTATACATGGACCAACACCTATGGCTCCAGAATTAGAAGCCAAACCAAGTTCTGCAAGTTTAATTTTAGGATTAGCTAGTAGTGCAGTTGGTGGATATCAACAGGCAAAGGAGTTTAAACCTCTCAATATAAGTAGTTATGATTCTGGATATAAGTTTTGGTATGGAGGTAATTAATTATGTCATCATCATACGATAGAAACATCGACCGTCTTAGGTCAGCTGAACGAAGCAATGCTCAAACAGCTATGTCTCAACGTACTAACATGGCTAGCACTATGGGTACTCGTGGGATTAATGAGGCAAATAAATTAAGTGAGCAATTATCTGATTTCTCTACTACCCTTAAAGACATGAGGAAAAAAGATATTGAAAAGAAATTAGAAAGAGGAAGACTTGATGCTATAAAATCATCGGAAATTAATGCTAAAAAATTAGTAGAATTACAAACTGAATTATCTACTTTAACAAAAACAGATACTAGATATCACGAAATTAAAGCAGAAATGTTAAGGATGTCAGGTCCTAATGTTTATCCTGATGCAGATCGTATAGCACATCTTTCACCTTGGGGACAAGTAGGTTATGCTAAAGAAAAGTTACGTATGTTTAACGAGACTTTTCCTGATAAACTAAACCATGCCATGGCTAATAGTGAAAAAGCTATTACTATTCAAGGTATGTCTTTTACACCAAAAGAATTACACGATAACAATATACACGGATTACCTTTTAAAGAAGCTGCTATGCATATAGTAGCAGATGATATAAAATTAGCTGCAGGTTTAGATAAGTTTTCTCCAGAATTATTAGAATTAGGTGGAGTTAATGATGCTATTCAAAAAGCAAAAGAATCTAATACTGCTAAATATAGACAAAGATATAATATAGAAGCCTCTTCAAATACAAGAAGTCAAGCGGAATTAACTTGGAAAACAAGTCAAAAAACCGGAGATGACATTTATCATTTTTTAGTTAAGACTAGTGCTACTATGGATGGTAATAATAATCAATTAGGTAATGGAGGAGCGTGGGAAGCATTAGATAATTTAATTATTCAAGAAGGTATTAATCAAAATAATTCTAATTATGCTTTTGATATATTAAATAAACCTATGCCACCTGAGTTAGCTAAGAAACTTGGTGCTAAACTAGGTACAACTTACGCTCAACAATGGCCAAATAAAGTAGCTTCTTTAAAACAAAGTATTCAAGATGGATCTACTAAAAAAATTAATAATGATTTAAAAAATTTAGAATCTGCTGGTACAGCTATACAAGTTGAGTTTATTAAAAAAGCTAGACAAGCTGATTTAACTACTCAAGAAGTAAACGAGTACAAAAGAAGATTTGGTCAATTAGGTTTATCTATTCCTTCTAGTGTAACCAACTATGAAACTCTTACTATGAGGGATCAAAGAGAAGATAAACAATCTATAGAAGCATTAATTGCTAGTCAAGATGGTTATATATCTCATGAACAATTAGATCAATTTCATCCTCAAGCTGCTGTAGAATATAGAGAAAAAGCAACTAAATTAGAAAAAGCTGCTATTGAAGACTTTGATTCAGAAGCAAAAATAAAAGCTTATTTAGATAGGACTTGGGAATCAATGGGACTTAAAGGAAATGAAAAAACTCCTGAATATATTGAAGCTATGTCTAATGCAAAAGCTGATTATGCTAAGAAGTTTAATCTCTATGTTTCTATGGGATATACACCAGCAGAAGCTAGTCACTTTGCTTTTTATGCAGATGTTGTTAAAGACAAAGAAACAGGCGAATTAGTTCCAGATTCAGAAGGAGTTTTAAAACATATAGAAAGGGCTGAGGAAAATAATAAATATATTGAAAAAGGAAGAGAAGTTTTACCTACATTAAAACAAGGTAACCTTAGAGTAGCTGAAATTAATAAAGGTAAAAGAGAAATGTTAGATAATTCTGATATTATTTTTGAACAAGTTGTAGGTGGGTCATATGGTAAAAAACAATTAGATACTATTATAGAAAATATTAATAAATATGGACATAATAAAGGTGTTTTAAAAAATAAAAATGCTATACTTTATTACAAAGGTTTAGCACGAGGTAAGAATGTAACTTGGCTAGGTTTGGTCGATGCTCAGTTAAAAGTTGCAGGTCACGATGGATTATGGCCGGATGAACGTCCTGCTTTAATTAATTTATCTGAAGGTAAAGACGAGAAAGGTGTAACTATTGCAGATCCATATAAGTTTAGAGCTAATATGAAAGATGTAATACGAGCATTTGAAGAAAATGGAGATCAAATGTCAGTTCTTTATGGAACAAGAATACTGCAAGATTCTTTTCCAAAATCTAAGACTCCAATGTCTGTATGGGATCGAATAGAAGAACTATTATATCCTGATTGGATTCTAGAGGATACAGATGGACTCACTAATCCAACTCCAATACCTCGTACATCTACAGGTGGAACAGTACCAGAATATAAACCTTTACCAAAGTGGGCAACTCTAGGTGGAACAGTACCAGAATATAAACCTTTACCAGATTGGGCAACAACTTAGGAAATTAAATGGACATTTTAAATATTAAACCAAATTCTGTTAATGAAACAGATGATGTCATGGAACAAGAAGGTTACGATAATCAAATAGAAACAATTCAAGAGGCATATCCTGAAGTAGATTTTCGTACACCTGCCGAGATTGCTGAGGCAAAACAATTAGAAGAAAAAATTACACCCCAAGAAAGTATAAATCCTACAGAAGTAGAAACTCAAAACCCTACTCCTGAAATAACTCCAGAAACACCTAAGTCTAATATAGCAGGACATGAGACTTTACCTTTAGATAAACCTCAAGTACCTACAGATCAGACTGGAATCACACCTGAAGTTGTACAAAAGAAACCTACTAAATTTACTTTTGTACCAGATGAAAACAATATGATCAGCAATGATCAGCTTGAAAGAGCTTTTCCAAACTTACCTCAAGGGTTAAATAAAGCTCTTAAGTTGAATTATGCATATGATCCAGAATTAGAAGGTCAAGTAAGTGAACTAGCTAAAGATGGTAATAATTTAGAGAAACAACTTCAATTATTTCATTTAATTAGAAATCATCCACGGCTTGCAGCTATACATGATCATAATAATGATGGTCAAATTACATATGATGATTTTTTTGATACTACAAATCACGAAGATTGGGACCCAGAACTTAAAAGATTAAACCCAGAAGTTGATGCACAGCTCACAGCTGAATGGTTAGAAGCTTTAGAAAATCCTACAGCTATGGCTAGATGGAAAGCATTATGGCAAGATGTAGGTCCCGGTCAGAATATGGCTCGTTATATTAATACTAGACGTAGACACGCTTTATCAGATGTTGGTGAAGGTGAAGAAGGTTGGTTTGGATGGAACAGTAATGTTGACGAAGGATTTAGACAAAGTGCTGCTGGAGGTTTATTTGATATTGCAGCTTTTGTTACAGAAATGGCTGGTCGTATAGATGCATTTATAGAAGAAGAAGATATTTCAGCATTGGTTAAAAACTCTGATTTAGATGAACGCTTACTACAAACCAAAAATGATCAATCTTTAGAATATATGGTTAACCATAATTTAAAGAGATCAGCAGGTGACGTGTTAGCGTATGAAGCATCATATTGGATTCTACCTACTATTGCAACCGCTGGTATTGGAACGGGTGTAGGAGGAACAGTAAAAGGTATTGGATATTCTACTAAGATTCCAGCTATAGTTAGAGCAGGTAACTTCTTAACACCGGGAATTCGTACTGGAGTTCCAATTGTATCTAAAACAGCAACTGGACAAGTTGTAACTAAAATTGTTCAACCAGCTACCGGTTGGTTTGGTAGGCAATCATTAGTTAAAGGTGCTAACGTAGCTAAAAGTGGTATAAGAACTGTCACTGTTACAGATATGCCTATAGCTTTATTCTCTAACCTTCAAGAAGATGGAAGAGGTATGATGCAGGAAGATGGTTGGTTTCAAAAACTAGGTGAAACGTATCCTGAACATTGGGCATTTTCTCCACAGATAGCTCAAGGTATTAATTCACCATTATTTAAACAATTAGATTTTGCAGCTACTACTGTTATGGAGGGTGGTATAGCTATCTTTGGTATTCAAGGTCTAGGTGGTGGTATTCTTAAACAAGGTAAAAGAGTTATAGGTGAATTACCCCAAGTATCTGGAAGTCTTACTAAATGGGGTCAGAAAAATCTTGATCAATTTGCAATTAGTACTAAATCACTATCTACTAAAATAGATGCAGAATTTGTAAATCAAAAATATTTCTTTGAACAAACCCAAAAACAATTAACAGATTTAGCGGATGCTGCTAAAACACAAATGCGTAAAGCAGCTGACGGATATAAGAACCCATTCACACCAGAGAATATGTCTGACGGCATATTAAAAAATGGATATGGTGCCTATAAAAATGGTTCTAAAATGATGGGTCAAGGATATTCAAAAGCTAGAGATAGCGTAAACCAAATTATTAGAGATATAATTGAAATAAAAAATACTCGTTTTGTTGGTAAAAAAGGAAGTACTAATTCCATGTTTAGCCAAACAGATATAGCTAAAGGAGCTAGGGCTGGATTAAATGATATTGATATTGCTGCAAAAACTAAAGAATTAGTTGAAGATGTAAATTATCAAAAATATTTAGATAATTTAGATCCATCTAAACGAACTATTGGTGCTAGAACTCCTGATGCTTTAAATGATATTGTAGAAACTGTTTTAGGTAGAGATTCATCAAGAACTTCTCCAACAGCATATTTTGGAAAATTTTTAGATAATAAAGTTATAGCTAATAAGAATTGGACTAAAATGAGTCAATTTGATAAATGGGCAGTCCAGAATGTTGAAGTTCAAAATGCAGTTATGAAATCTCTTTTGATGCAATTAACAGATATGGCATCTGCTTCTAGTGATATGATAGGTAAAACTGATATATTTGCAGTTGATGGACCTATGAGAAATGTTGCAGATAATTTAGTTTCCGCATTACATCAAGTAAAACGAACTCAATATCTTTGGAATGAAGCTAATGTAATGTTAAAAAAACAAGGTGGTAAATTTACACCTGCTGATATAGCTATTTTAAACGGAAAATCTAAAGCACAATCTAAACGTCTTTTACAAGAAACAAAAGAAGCAGTTAATATAATGACTAATATGCTGAGGGAGAGAGGTGATGAAGAATTAGCTGGAGCTGTACTAGATGTATTTAAAGTATCTAACGATATTCATAACTGGACAGATTTCGAAGCCTTTATGAAACAAATGATTGTTGGTGGTAAGTTTAGAGGACAAACTAAAACTGGTGATTTAATTAAAGGTTTACAAAAAGTTATGATTCAAAGTCTTCTTAGTGGTCCCAAAACTCCATTAAGAGCTTTAATGGGTACTACAGTCAATACTTATTTAAATACTATTAATCAAGCTTTAGGTGCAACTTTACAGTTACCTTTTACACGTGATGTTGCTACTTATAAAGCATCTATGGCTAAATTAAAAGGGCAATTTGAACTTATACCTGAAGCTTATCAAGTATTTCAAAAACAATGGAATGCTAAATTTAATGCAAATATAGCTGATATTCAAACTCGATTTACTGAAGCCGATACTCAAGCTGATAGGTTATGGGAAGCTAAACGTATTCATGTAGAAAAACAAGGTACTCCCGGTGAAAAAGCAGCATTTTATATTAATAATATTACTAGAAATTTAACAAACAATAAATTATTTGGTTGGTCTCCACGTGCATTAGCTGCAGTTGATGATACTTTTAAACATTTACTTGTACGTTCTCGTTCTAAAGAACTTGCTATGCGTCAAGCTATGGAAGCGGTAGGAGATGATTGGACTAAAATTACTCCAGAAATGTTAGCCAAAGCTGAAGATTTACATTATGGAAATCTTTTAGATGCTGATGGTAATATAAATATGAAAGCTGATTCTTGGCTAGAAAAACAATTTCAAGAAGTTACTTTAACAACTGACTTAAAAGGAACCTCTGGAAAATTAGATAATTTATTTAACGATATACCTTTAATTAAACCTTTTTATCTCTTTGCTAAAACAGGTTTAAATGGTCTCAATTTTACATACAAAAACACACCATTATTAGGTATATTACATAAAGAGTCTGTTGCAATTTTAAAACATACAGGAGATAATTTTACAGAATTAGCTGAGTATGGTATTAAAAATGCTGCTGATTTAAGAGCTGCTAGAGCTTTATTTACTGGTAGACAAGCAATGGGTGCAACAGTAGTTGGATCTATGGCTATGATGTATCAAGCTGGACAATTAACTGGTAATGGACCTGCTGATAGACAACTTAGACAACAATGGATAAATGCTGGTTGGAAACCTAATCATTTTTATATAGGTGATGTAGGATTTGATTACAGATCTCTTGAACCATTTAACGTTATATTTTCAAGTATTGCTGACATTGGTGATAATTTAGAACTTATGGGTCCAGAATGGGGAGAAAAACGATTACAAGCTATAGCATTTGTGATTGGTAGAGGTTTGCAAGGTAAAACATATATGTCAGGTTTAGATCAGTTAATGCAGATTGCTCAAATGAAACCCGGAGCAATGGATAAAGCAGTTGCTAATTTACTTAATAACAGTGTACCTTTAGCTGGTCTAAGAAATGAATTTGGTAAGTGGATTAATCCACACATGAAAGAATTAAACTCTGATATGTGGTCTTCTATTAGAAACAGAAACTTAACTAGTGAATATTTAACTAGTAATCCTTTACCTAATAAAAGTGATCTATTAAACGGCAAACCTATTAATAATTGGAATATTATTGGTAGATCATTTAATGCTGTATCTCCTATACAATTAGATATTAGAAATGATACACCCGGTAGACGTTTGTTAATGAGTAGTAATTATGATTTAAAATCTACAACATATGCTTATAACGGATATTCTTTTGCTGAAGATGCAGTTGTAAGAGCACATTTCCAAAATGCTATAGGTACAGTTCCTATAACAATAGGATTTAAAAAGTTTAAAAATGTTGAAGAAGCTTTAAATCATTTATCAAAAAGAGAAGATGTTAGAAAATCTATTGCTGAGATGAAAGCTAATCTTAATAATCCAGCTGCTTATGATATTAATCCTAATACATACCCACATAATACACTTATAGATAATGTTTTTAATCAAGCTAGACAAAAAGCTTGGGCAAAAATTAATCAATCTGACCACGAAGGATACTCTGCCGTACAAAAATTAAAAGCAGAAAAAGATGGTCATACTACTAGAACACGAGCTAATAGAAATGAAATTCTAGAGTTAGCTAACCCAAGCAAACCTGCAGAATTATTCCCTAAAAACTAAATGGCACATACAAAAGTAACAAAAACATATTCCCAAAATACGGGAACTGCAAATACATTTAGCTACTCAGGGAGTTTTGATGTATTTAAAGGCACAGAAGTTGTAGTATTGTTAGATAATGTTAATTTAACATTTACATCTTCTACTATTAATGAATCCGCCTCACCCAGAGAATACACAGTAGATACATCAGCTAAAACCATTCATATTGGTGGAGCTGATTTGTCTAGTGGTACTATAATAATAAGACCTGAGACTGATATGGGTGCTCCTACACCAAGAGCAACCTATTCACCCGGATCTTCCGTTACATCTGATGATTTAAATAATAATCAACTACAGTTAATACGGAAAGCCATGGAATACGACGAGCAGAAGTTATCTTCTACTGGTGGTACTATGACTGGTGATTTAACTATTGGTGAAGATAAAACAATTATATTTGAAGGTGCAACAGATGATGGGTACGAGACCACTCTTACGGTTACTGATCCTACTGCTGATCGTACAATTACTATTCCTAACGTAACAGGAACAGTAGTAACGACAGGAGATACAGGTTCAGTTGCAACAGGTATGATTGCAGCAGATGCTATAACAAATGCAAAGATAGCAGATAATGCTTTAGATTCAGAACATTATACAGATGGTTCAATTGATGCAGATCATTTAGCTTCTAGCTCTGTAACAACTGCTAAGATTAATTCTGATGCTGTTACTGGAGCTAAAATAGCTGATGATTCTATAGATTCTGAACATTATGTTGCTGATTCAATTGATACAGAACACTATGCAGCTGGTTCAGTAGATACTACAGCTCTTGGAGCAGACGCTGTTACAGGAGCTAAGATAGCAGATGATTCTATTGACTCAGAACATATTGTAGATGGTTCTGTTGATCTTGCACATTTATCCGCTAACTCTGTAAACTCATCTAAAATTGTAGATGGTACTATAGTTAATGCAGATATTGCAGATGATACTATTACAGAAGCTAAGTTAGATATTTCTAATGCGCCTACTGATGATTATGTTTTAACAGCAGATTCTGCCCAAGGTGGTGGATTAAAATGGGCAAGTCCGTCTGCTACTTCTAATGTTTCAATTTCTGCAAACAACTCTACTGATGAAACTGTATATCCAGTCTTTGTTGATGGTGCTACAGGAGAGCAAGGTTTAGAATCTGATACAGGTTTAACTTATAATCCAAGTACAGGTTTACTATCTACTACGTCTGCAAACATTAACACTGTTACTGTAGGTAGTACTTTAGTAGGTCCTTCAATTAGTGCATCCACCGAGGGTCAAACAAACAGTGTAACTCTTAACGCTGGACAAATAAGATTTGAAGGAGCAACTGCAGATGACCATGAGCTAACATTAGCTGTTACAGATCCAACTGCAGATAGAACAATTACATTCCCAGATGAAACAGGAACTGTATTAACAACTGGATCATCAATTGCTACTAGTAATATAGCCAATGATGCCATTGACGGAGATAAGATAGCCGATGATGCAATAGACTCTGAACACTATACAGATGGCAGTATTGATGAAGCTCATATAGCCGATGATGCTGTAACATATGCTAAAATACAAAACGTATCGGCTACAGATAGAATATTAGGTAGAGATTCTTCAGGTGCTGGTGTTATTGAAGAAATTACACCCGCTAATCTACGTACAATGATTAACGTAGCTGATGGTTCTAATGCTTATACACACCCTAATCATACTGGAGAGGTTACATCTACCGCTGATGGTGCTACAGTTATTGCAGATAATGTTGTAGATGAAGCTAATCTTAAAGTATCTAATGCACCTACAAATGGACATGTATTAACAGCTCAATCTGGTGATACTGGAGGTTTAACTTGGGCAGCTGCTGCTGCTTCAGGAATAACTGAAATAGATCAACACAGAATTACAAGTAATACTGGAGCTGGTACAAACGCTGATGTTACAGCCAATTGGGAAAGAGTAGATACAGATGGTTTTGCAAGACTTGGAACTGGTGTAGATGAGAATTCAGGAATCTTTACTTTTCCTAGTGAAGGTTTCTGGCTTATTTTAACTAATGGTTTGTTTATGTCAGATAGTGGTGACGCTGTGGCTCATTTACACACCAAAGTAGACACTGGTTCGGGTTACAATATTGCAGCTACAGCCTCAGTTGGTAATGAAGGTTCACAAGACGTAGATTTGGCAGCATCATCAATATTAACTTTAGATGTAACTAGTACGACAGATTTTAAAGTTAAATTAACAACAGCAAACTTTGGTAATTCTTACCTCTATGGAGATACTAATGTTAATAAAACACACATTACTTTTATACGTTTAGCTTCTACTTAATCACCATGTTTCAAAAAATAGCAAATTTCCTTAGTATAATCTCTTTTCTTTTAATAACATCTATTATTGGAGGAGGTTATTTTGGATATAAATATATAACTTCAGAATCATTCAAAAGTAAAATAATAAGTGAATTAATGCCAAAAGTTGACTTACCTGCTAATCCTGGTGGTGGCGGCTTTTCTTTACCTACACCTAAATAATTAGTGGATATACCCACTCTCCCAACTATAGTTTTACCGAATCCTCCTGTAATAGATACAGTTAGCATTCCATTACCTACAGCTGATGTTCCATCATATAAAATGATAATCGTTCCACCTAGCGATTTGGAACGTCCAAAAGATACTGAAGAAATTAAAACAGAAACAGAAACCCCAGAACCACCTAAGTTGGATATACCTGTTTTAGATATACAATTACCTCTGCCAACTGCGGAAGTAGTAGCAACTGCAACTTATGCAGCTGTGGCAGCAGTAGCAACAACCACCCTAGCTACACCATTCTTTGATCAAATAAAGAAGAAACTACAGAAATTCATTCAAGGTAAAGTCGACAAATGGAAGGAAAACCACCAGAAGAAGAAAAAAAGAAAGGATTAATTGGTAAACTAAAAGATGTCGCTGAAGATAAAGAGCACAATCTAGAAGTCTTGGGCACTTTTGTAAGATTAGGGGTTGTGGTTTGGAGTGGTTTTATTATCACTTTAAATTACATTGACTTACCAATGATTAAAAAGACTGCAAATACGGATATTACTTTTGTAGCCTCAATTTTTGGATCAGCTTTATATTCTTTTGGATTACAAACTAATAACGGAAATAAAAATAGTAAACCCTTTGTCTGCCCAATGGCTAAAAACAACGAAACCCAACCAAAAGTATGAAAATATGGCTCATACTCTTAGCTCTGTTATCACCCGGCATAGCAAGAGCAAATACTGTAACGCCTCAGTTCACCCAAGGCTCGATGAACAGTACGACAACAACAACTCAAACTGTAACAGAAACAATCCAGACTCAGGTATTTGGCGGCAAGCTGGACAGCTGGACTGGAAGCAATGTTACAGCAACCTCCGCAACTTCTGGAGGAATAACAGCAACAGATACAGTATTCGACATTTCAACAGCTGGAGACGCATTTCAGCTCGAAACAGTGACCAGAGCTGCAGGAGTAATAGAGCAAATAGACGTAACAAGAAATATTACTACAAACGCTACTACTACGTCCTTGTCGGTCTTCTCTCAATAGGAAGTCCGGTTTTCGCAGAAGGCGAGACAAACAACACATCTAACCCCGTGGCCGCTGCGACTGGAAATGTCACAAATCAAGCTGTGCAATTTCAGAACAACGGAGCTCAAAGTAGACAATACTTTGGTCCTAATATTAGCTGCAACGGAAGTACGATGACCTTTTCACCATTCTATATGGGTAATCATAC